CGCCCGAACAGCGAGATCATGTCGTCCTCGATGCCCTTGCGCATCGCAACCAGGCTCTTAGCGAGTCGGAACTGCTCACCCTGATTGGCAGTCTGCGCAAGCTTGAACTGATCATCGTCGATCAGCGCATACAGGCGCTTGGCCAGGCCGGTATCGGCGTCCTTGAATGCGCCCTGCTGCCGCGCCGCAGATCCGATGTCGCGCCGAACATCGTCGATTAGGGCATATGTGGGCTGGCGCAGACCGGTCACGTTCCCAGCGGCATCCTTGATCTCTTTCGGAGACAGCCTGCTCAGGACGGATTTTTCAATTGCCGAAAGATTCCGCGCTCCATCCAAATCAGCTGCGCGCTGTTCAATGAACGCCAGAACGTTCTGAGCTGGTCCGCGCGTCTGTGCCGGGATGTTTTCGCGAAGGTCGTTGTATGCCGCATTGGCTTTCCGCTCCAGCCCGGCAATCGTCTGCGACAGGTTGGTACGGACGCTCTGGTTCATGCGACTGAGATCGGTCATGCCGCCGATCTCGGAGATCAGGTCGTCCGCCCTCTTGCCAACGGCCTGTAGCCCAGTCAGTTCGGCCGCGCGCGCCTGACTGCCAGGGATCGACTTCACGGCCTGCGCCAGCTCCCGGAATGCCTGATTCGACGTCAGGTGATCTGGCTGGAGATAGCTCTCGATCCCGAGCCGACGCGCGGCCTCCAGAACCTTTGGATCTGGCGCAGCCTGGGTGGCCAGCACCTCGGTGGCTCGACCAGCGCCCATACCACCGCCCGCCGCAGTTCTCGCGGTCTGCGCCAGCTCAGGAGCCGTCATGGGTGCCGCTGCCGCAGGAGCCGCTGGAGCCGCTGGAGCGGGAGTCGGCGCTACAGGAGCACCGCCCGCCGCAGGTGCTACCGGAGGAATCTCCCCACCACGCACAGCGCGCACCATCTGCGGGATGCGAGTCGCGACCTGACCAGCGCCTCCGAGCGCGCCTGCGAGCGCGACTTCTCCGGCGTCGAATCGGCCTCCAGTGGCAGCCTGCGTAGCCTCGATGCCCGCCTGCGTCGCAGCGCTACCGGCAATGGCGCCCGGAATCGTGGCGGCGCGACCGGCAGGCGTAAAAGCTGCAATCGCGCCAGCAGCTCGCGGGATGTCGCTGACCTGGAAGCCCGGCTTGATGGCGTACATCTGGCCGTCGATGGACGACCGCAGGATGAAGTTGCCTTTCTCGTCCTGCTGAACCTGCACGCCAGGGAAATTGGCGCGAATGACCTGCACCGTCTCCTCGGGACTGGTCATCATCGTTCCGAGTCCGGTTTTGAAGCTCGCCATGCTGAACGTGTTCAGCTCCGGCATGCTTGCCCAATCCGGCAGCGCTTGCGTGGTCGGAGTAGCGCGCTCCGCTCCGGTGATGGCCTCGCGCGCAGCGCCAAGCACGCCCATCGGCTCGGTCTTCTGGAGCTGGAAACCGGCAGGCACGCGCACCATGCCATTTGCCACGTCGCGCTCAAGCTCCATCATCTCGTCGCGCGTCATGCGGCCAGCGCGGTAGGCCTCCAGGACCGGAGCCGGAAGCTCTGAAATAGTGGCGCGCTCTCCTTGCGGCTGCTCTCCACGCAGCGCCGCGCCGCGCGGGAGCATGAGGTTCCCAGATCGCACGTCGGCCTCGAACGCAGCCGACTCCTCTGGAGTCATCTTTCCGCTGTTGTAAGCCTCGAAGACGCGCGCGATCGCATCCTGCGGGACAGCGGCGGCTTCGCTCTTAGCGAGGGCGCGCTGGAAGCTGCTGATCGTTCCGCCTTCCGCAATCGTCGCGGGCCTTGCTTCCGCACCGGCCTGCTCCGCAGAAGCCTGAGCTGGAGCGCCGCCCAAGCCCTGCGTGACGCGCGCGACGTAGGCTTTCGTGCGCGGACCCCAGTTTCGCGGATCGGTGCCGCCGTGATACTCGGCAGCAGCCAGAGTCACGTTACCCTGATTGCGATCCAGCGACTCCTTGAGCAGTAGACCGGCGGCCTGAGCAGCTGCCTGTGGATTCAGATAGGCATCGACCCCATACTTCTGCAGCACAGCAGCTCGAGTCGATGGAATGATCTGAAATGGCGTCCTCGCTCCAGCCTCAGACACCTGATCGGCATTTGAGCGCTCTCCGCGCGTGAGCACAGAGACCAGAAGACCATCCGGCAGCCCAAGCTTACGCTCGGTAGTGACTGCAAGATTGGACCAAAACGGGTCCGAGTAGCTGTTGGGGATCTGTTCCGTCGCCATTTTACTGCGCGCCAGGGAATGGAATCTGCGGAGCCGGAATCGACTCAGCAGGAGGCGTCACAACCGGTGCGACGCCAGTCTGAGGATTGGCCCAGCGCATATAGCTTCGGCCAGACACCGCACGACCGGCCTGCGCTGCCGCCAAATCCTGTGCGCGCCGCTCCATGAACTGTCGCGCGAAATCGACGTAGGTCGTATTGCGCGGAACTCGAATGCCGCCAATCTCAATGTCGCGCGTGCTTCGTCCAAGCGAGCCGACTGAATTGACCCATTCTGCCTTTGCGCCTTCCGCAACAGCCTCGTACTGCGAAAGCTTCGCCATGCCGCGAAGGAACGAGGAAATCGTTCCCGCATCTGCGTTGTCAGATGGGAATCCCTTCAAGGCAAGCTCAATGTCGCGATCAGTTGCCGGTCCAGGCGGCAGCGCCTTGATGGCCTGCGTATTTCGCAACCTGACATATTCCTGTCGAGCCTGCGTCCAGGCATCCTGATTTCCGGTGGCGTTGCGAATCCAAGCATTGACACCACTGAGTGCGCCATACCCACCGCCCAGCTGATCAAGCCGGTTTGCAAGATCAAGCATGCGTGCAGCAGATTGCTCAGATCCGACCGCAGCAATAGCTGATTCGTTCACGAGCTTGGTTGCGCTTGAATCGAGCTGCCCGGCCTTCTGCTGGAGCTTGTAAATCTCCATCTCGGCATCAGACTGCAATTTATCCCGATCGAGCTGAAGCCTCTTTGCTCGATCCGCAATAGTGCTGTCCAGATTTCGGATCTGCGCGCCTGTCAGTCCATTTTCCAGCGCCAGCCTCTGCGGTGTATTTCTGGCTTCAAACGTCTTTTGCAGCGCAGAAGCTTCTGCTGCTGCGACTTCGGCAGGACCCTTGAGTGCTGCGATTGACGATTGCAGAACCTTGTCGCCGCCCGGGACGCCAGCCATCATGATGCCGATCGTCTTCTGCGCGTTTGCAGGGTTTATTTCAGCCATCTGCGCCCATGTTTCATAGGCGGAAGCCTGCGCCTCGCGTCCGGCGTTTCGCTCGGCAGCAGCCCTCTGGCGCAGCATCTGCACGCCGATCTGCGGCTGGTTGGTGCTGAATGCCGACATGACCTGGCCGCCAAAGCGCAGCTCGTTCTCTTGGCGCTCCTTCGACAGCGCCTCCCAATTTGCGCGCATGCTGTCGGCCTCAGCCTTTGGCAGCAGCATCGCAACATTTGTGAAGTCGCGCACATTCGGATTCGGATTCTTGATCAGTGCCTGAACCTGCTCTTGCAGCATTTTCTGGCGCGCAAGATCTCGCTCCTGAGCCTGACGCTGCGCCGCAACATCTGCGATGGTCGCGCCGATCTTGAAGCCAGATAGCGCGGCCTCGAATGGGCTCTGAACGTTGACCTGATAGCTGTATGGCTGAACCATGTTCACACCTTGCCGTAATCGACGGTGAGATACCCACCAGCCTCGCCGACTGCATCAGGATAGACCGCCTGCACTTCCTGCGCCATCAGGCCTATCTTCTTTCCGCCGCCCCAGATGTATTCGAACTCGTAGACGGCTAGTCCGTCCGGTCGAGTGCCAATCTGGACGACGCTTCGCTTCAAGCGACGGTCGCTGAAAATGCCAGAGAAGCCTGGAGTTCCAACACGAGCGCCGTACTGGAGCCCGAGGAACTGCGCCGGAAGGTTGAGCACGTTCGCAAAAGCCTGTCCGCGCGCAAGCGCGCCACCGGCTTCCGCAGCCCCAGCTTCTCCAAGAAGGCCAGCAACTCGCGCGCCGGTCTGCATGCCAGCAGTGCCGACGCCTGCGGCCGACTGCTGACCAAGAGACGTCAGGCCAGCGAGCTTCCCGTACTGCGACTCAATTTCGCGCTGGAGCATGAACGGTCGAAACTGCGCCAGTGCAGCCTGAACGTTGCCGCCACGCAGTCCGCCAGTGGCAGCGGCCCTTTGCAGGATGGCCTCTTCCCCTGCTCCTACCTGCGCCTGGAAGCCGGCGCCACTCTCAAGTGCTGAGATAGCTCGCTGCTGAGCTGCTGGCCCACGCAGTCCGATCAACTCCTGCTGCCCACGCAGCGCAGGCGTTCCCGCCTGCACGTATGGCGCGAGCAATTTCTGAACTTTGTCGAATTGACGACGCTGCTCCGCTACTCCCGCCATCGCGGCAGCAGTTTGCGCTCCGGCAGCTTCTCCAGCAGCCTCGGCCTGCAAAAGACCTCCGACGAGCTGAGTCCCGCCAACGACAAGCGAGGTCACTGGATCAGGCACGGCCAAACTCCTTCAGATAATCTTCAAATGACTCACCGTAGAGTCGCATGACCTGCTCGGCAGCCTTCGTCGCGCACGCAGTTCCGTGGTGCGCGGCGATCACGATGAGGACTACATCATAAAATCCAGCACGCCACACGAATGAGCGCGCATCGGCCTTGCCGGAGCGCTCAGCCTGATCTGACGCCTGCCACTTCAAGATTGCAGACGCCAGAATCGGCGCAAGAGTGTGCGAATTCGCCTGCCAAAACGTGTTCTGGTTCATGCCGACAAGCGTGTTCCAGATCGCGGCGTTCAAGTCTTCACGATCGACGGGGTCTCCGTCCGCGACATCGTCAAAGACCTGGATGACTCCCCACAGCATCGTCAGCCACTCAACGGCCGGAGCTGGCAGCGCGAAAACCCGCTGCAAGTTTTCCCTGAGCAAGTCGACATTACTCATGAGCGCAACCATATGCTGGTCGGATGAGCTGCCGGTGGCTCGATAGGCTCAGCGCACGCATTGTGGCACAATTCTCCGCCCGGTCAATCGTCCTCAAATTCGCGCTCTTCCCACGCCTGGCATGAGCGCAGATCGTGGCAGACGAAGTCGAGTTTGTTGCAGTAGCCGCGGAAACCAGCAGACACGTCCCACTCGTTCCACGGGATGCGGTCCATCTTGATCTGCATCATGACGGAGTTGTCGTAATACTCGCAGTTCGAGCAGCGACGGCGCCGCGCCTCGGCCTCGTCTACCTGCATGGCCTTGGCCAGCGCCATCCAGTAGGGCTTATTCGCTCCACGCTCGTTGCTTGGGTTGGCTGGGCCGAGCATCCAGTCGTCGATGGCCGTCTGCGTGTTCTTTCGGTTGTCTGCTGGCGTAATGAATGGCTCCTCGATCGGCAACCCACCGAATCCGGCAACCATCACCTTCGGCATCTTTGCGTAATCCATGTGGATCTCCCATCAGGTAATTTCGCGACCGCTGGCACGGATTGTGAGCGATGTCGCTGCGCTTGCGATAGTAGAGATGAAGCCTCCAGGCTCAAGAACTTGGCCCACCAGCTCCGGGAAGGTATAGGTCTCGTCTGGAGCGACGGCACGCGAATCAACAATCAGATTCGATGCTCCGGCAGATCCACCAGAACTCACAAGATTGACGCTGAAGGTCACATTCACCGCGGCGGTGTTTGTTGCCGTGAACTTATCGATGATAGTTCGACAACTTGCCGCCGTGTATTGCGTGGTCTGAACGTTCTCCGCCTGCTTTGCGGGAATCAGAGTTTTGACGAGGATGGCCATGGATTTTCCCTTCTCTACCAGCCCATCGCGACGATGTCCGCAGCGCGGTCTGGATGATTCTCAAGGTACAACTCTTTGTCGGCCTGAATGTACTCCTTCGTTGTGCCATCTTCCAATGTCACGACGAGTTTATTCTCTGCGGTGTTAAATGTGATCTCCATTACAGCACCACATAAGTAAAGTTGATTGCATAGGTTTGATCTGTGGTTAGTGTTGAATTCAACTGAAATTGCGCTCGATCGTTTGTCGCATCGGCATTGATTCGACCGAATGTATTATTTGCAACAGTTGAGCTGGTAAGCGACCCCATGCCAGCAACTTGACCGTTGGTTGTTAGCGCCGAGGCGATTGGCAAACTGATGCCGAGCAATGTGTTGCCTGTTGCCGTTGCCGTAATGTTGACACGACCAAAAACCGCAACCACGTTGCCAACGCGAGTGTAGTAGAGCGTTGATGCTGTGCTGCTGGTAATGTTTGTCGTGTTGGTCAGCGTTGGTGTGTACGACCCGCTGAAAATATTGCCATCAGTGGTCGCTGGCGAAGTAACAGTCGTTCGGCTTGTTTGGATGCCGCCAGTAACATCAAGCAAACAGGCGGGTGCAGCAGTGCCAATACCTAGCCGCCCTGCGCTTGTTAGCGTCATATTCTGAACCAGACCGCTCCCTGTTCCTGGATTGGCGGGCGCTGTCCAAAATTCCAAAGTCATGCCGCCAGTCGTGTCTGACGAATAAGTTTGCGCGGCAGTAGCGACAATCGCCGCACCAAATTTCGGATTGGTTGTCGTGAAGTCTGGATCAGTCGAACCAAACTTAATAGCTGGCGCATATTTATTAGCGCCGCTGTTCATTGCTCCGGCAAGTAATTCAAGGCCAGCGCCCGAACCGTCAAACGCGCCCGCGCCGTTGCCTGTGTTTGCAATTCTTGCAAGCGCAGTCGTTGATGAACCCGCTAAATGCAACTGAACGGCTGGTGTTGCTGTTCCAATACCAAGTCGATTGTTTGAGTCATCCCAGAAAAAGTTTGCATTGTCTTGGGTATAAACACCCGACGTGCCAGCAAAAACAACTGAACCAGCGGTAAACGCAGTCGAAGTGCCCGTGCCGCCTCGCGTCGCGGCCAAAGTTCCAGTCCATCCAAGAGTCAGCGATGCCGCGTTCAACAGCGCAGTGCTGGCGCTACCGCCGAGAGTCAGAGTGACGTTGGTATCGTCGGTTTTGGTCAGCGCAGCAGGCGCATTCCACTGAGGCAGCGTACCTGACGAACCCAGCCAACTCCCCGCGACGCCAATGGGAAGCATCGCTGTTGTGCTGGGTGCGGATTGATACGGAACAGAACCTGCTGCGCCGCCTGCCAAATTGGTAGCTGTGCCGACAGGTAGCGTCGATGCAGGTACGTTCTCCCATCGCTGCTGCACGCCGTCGTACTGAAGCAGATCACCACCGGCAATGCCGCTGATGAAGACGTCCGAGAGCTGACTTACCAATGGCTCAGCCTGCACGCGCACAAAAACAGAGCCAGAGCCTCCTGGCCCAGCGTTGATCACGGCCGCCACCACGACATTAGGCGTTGGCGATGCAGGAAGATTCTTGGTCAGTCCCCCGGCAAATGACGGGTTGTAATATAGGATGTCGCCATCTGCCCAGACCTCACCATACGGTATTCCTGTAGTGTCAAATCCCCGCACGACGCCGAAGCTGTTCACCAGACCAAAAGCATTGTTCGCAATGGCCTCTGCAGCCACGCCCATGACAAGCTGGCCATTGGTCAAGCCTGTTGACGGCTTGCCCTTGAGAACGCCAGACGAGCCGACAGACCCGTCGAACATCACCAGTTGCCCTTTGACAATGTTGGCCGAGGCCTTGATGTAGTAGTACTGCGACTCGCCAATGGACTGGTTGACGTTTGGCGTCATGTCCAGGTTGAGGGTGTAGCCTCCATTCCAGTACAACCGGCCCACCTTGATGGTTGGCGCAGGTGCAGTGGTGCTGAAGTCTATGTAGTCGGTGGCCACAGAGTTGTTGTTCTGCTCGACTGGGGCGAGCGCCACAACGCCAGTATCTTGCGAAAGCGCCGCAATCTGCGCCAAAGCATCCACCGCAGATGCCTGGGCATTGCCAGCCTGAATGCTGATTCCGGTCGCGTTGTCAGCAGACGCAACTTCATTAGCTAGAGCAAAAAGATTTTCGAACTGCTTGATCTGCTCATGATTGTTCAGGAACGTGGCAAGCTGATCTCTGGTGAGGTTTAGCTTTTGTGTCGCCATGATCAGTACGCCAGACCCTCGATCTGAGCTTCGAGTCGAGCAAACGAGATGTGCGAATCGCTGTCACCGCGAAATCGCTGGATGCGCCAGTTACGCATGCTTCCCTGCCGGAACCACGCCAAACGCTTTTTTGTGTTGCCGATTGTTCCGGCAGCGATTGATCGATCTTGGCTCCACGAGATCCCATCGAGGGAATAACTGGTGCTGATCTGCGGATCGACGCCCAGCGCCACGCGCCCAGTCAGCGCCACCAGCTCCAGCTCGTGGAACAGCGCACCGTTGCCCTCGTTGTAGACGATCAGCGTGCCGAACTCCCAGCGCACCTTCTGATTCCAATGCGTGCCGATATTGTCGACCAGATAGCCGATGTTGCTGGACTGCGGATCTCCGACCAGCCACTTGTCATAGGCCCACACCAGATTGCGCGCACGGTACTGTGCAAATCCGACCGTGGTGGTGGTCAGCGTGAACCAGACAAACTCTTGAAGTTCCTGAGAAGCAGCACCGTCATAGACGAGCGTTCGATCAGGCAAGTGGACGTAGAGGTGCTGGTGCGCCTTGTCGTTGCGCGCCTCAAGCTTGACCGTGGCCAGCTGCACCTCGGTGTAGTTCGTCAGAATGTCGTCGATTTCCTGCGTGCTGATCTTGGTCGCTGTGGCGTTTGCTCCCAGGTAGATGCCTGGCTGCTCGTTGCGGCCGCTGCCAAGGAATGCAACCTGCTCCATGAAGACGCAGCAGCCGAATGTGCCAATGACGCCCTTCTGGACTTGCGCTCCGTCGATGCGCTGGAATGGGAAAAATTCACCACCGACGTTGTCGAACACCTCGATGGTGTTGCGGTTGAGCGCATAGACCTCATTTCGCAGCTTGAGTAACGCCACGACCGGATCTGGATCGACTTCCGAGCTGCCGTACTTCAGTGGGTTGACCTGAGTCGGGTCTGACAGCTCGGTCACTACCAGGCTAGTGCCATCGGTGGTCATGAAATAGCCGTCCACCCAAACCACATCGAGCACGATGCCAAGGTCTGGGTCTGTCACCTGCACGAGTGCGCCGTTCCAGTAATACAGGCGGCCACCGGATGCGATGGCCAGGCGGTCGAAGCTGTAGTCCATCGTTACCAGCGTGTTGACGGGTCCGCCAACGTCGCCCAGCACGGTCACGGCGCCATTGCTGGCCACGGTCACCAACTTAGTGCCCATCACGCGGTAACAGATGCCGTTCCAGTTGATGCCGCCACGATCCACGCCAGGCCCACTGCCATTTGCCACGATGCCATCGCCAGGGCGCAGGAAGCCGGAACTGATGCCGCTGTTTTTCGGCACCGGCACCATGTTGACGGGGTAGCTCGTGCGGAGATCTGGGCCGTTGTCGGTGAAGATTCCGCTGAGGATCGGGATCTGCATTGCCTCACCACTTCACGCGGTCGGACCAGTACGCAGCGCTCATCTTGCCCTTGGCGATGTTTCTAGCGTGCCTCGCCTTGAACGACTCACGCCGCGCCCTTGACGCCTTGCTCTCGCCTTCGCGCTTTGGCGATCCAGAAACTCCCTGCTGGCCAAACCTGATCGTCTTGATCTTATTGCCAGCCTTCGCCACGACAACGTGGCTCTTGGTCGGATGCGATGGCGTGCGCTTGGGCTTGTTGAAGCCCTCGACGCCAGCGCGCTCCAGCCTGGAGTCTTTTTTTGTTGGCATCAGATGCCGCCCTCTCCTGTGGCGATATTCAGCGTCGTGCCAGCGGCAGAGATATACGCCACAGTGTCTGCGCCATCGAGCTTCCGAATTATGACGTCGCTCTCGCCGCGAACAGGAATATCTGCGGTGGTGGCAGTCTGAGCACCAGTTCCGATGCGAACGTAGCAGACATTCGCTCCCGTGTTCACAAGTCGCACCGCTTTGTCTTGCGGATTGACGTTTACGCTGGCAGACGCAGCGGCGGGAGACACTACCTGATTGGAGCCAAGGCGCTGTCCAAACTGGTTGTTCATCATTTCAGCTTCTCCTTCAATTAGGCGATACGATACCAAGAATTGGTAGCCTGCACGAATCGCACACGGAAAAACTCTTCCGCAAGCAGCGTGATCGGGGCTCCGTACGCAGCCGTCGCGCCATTAAGCGCCAGAGTGAAGCCGGTGATGTCCTGCGTCGTAGTTACCAGCACCTCGGTCCCGTCAGGCGTTCCCGTGTTCAGCGGCAGCGTGACGGTGCCAGTGGCGAGAGTGCCAGCGGGCTGGATCAGCATCCACTGCTGCTGTGCAACAGGCGTTGGCACTGGAAGATTGAAGCCAGTTCCAGGCGTGTAGACATTCGTCGCAAGAGTCGGGCTGGCGAATGTCTGCTGGAAGTAGGCCAGAAGCTGACTAATTGGCAGCCGCCGAGCGTCTCCATTGTTCGGGCTGTAGACAGGAACCTGGTCACCAGGAGAAACCTGAGACAGAAGCGGAAGCTGATTGATCTGCGGCATGACGCGCGCTCCTTCAGTTGTATTCGATAGGACCGTCCGGTCCAGCGGTCAACGGATCGACCGGCTGGTTCAGGAACGGGTTGTCGTAGACGCGCCACGGCTTGTTGCCAGCGCCAGACGGCATGGTGTTGGGGAACTGCTGCTCAAGCGGGAACGTCGCGCGCTGGAGCAGAGTGTCATAGCCCTGCTTTGCGGTGGCCTTGGTCTCAACCATCACCTGCTTGCCGTAGCTCGGCGCGAGCCGAATGCCCAGATTGCAGATGATGGTCTCGTAAGCCGAGTCCGGCACATTCGTCTGTTCGTCGATGCTGCCGTCCTGCGGGCTGGATGGGATCGGATAGCCGAGCCTGATGCCCTTGCCATTCCAGTCCGCCATCATCGCGTCGAGTCTGCGCCTGGCCGACTCAAGCTGCTCAGGCTGGAGATCGAACACATAGGACGCGAGGCCAATCTCCTCAAACGCTGCGTAGACGAATTGGCGCTTACTATATCCCATGTCAGCCTCCTGCCGCTTAAGCCAGTGCGGCCTCGATCAACTTTATCAGTTTCCGGTTGGAAGTGCGCCCATCGAATGAAATGCCAAGCTCTTTGGCCTTCGCCGCCAGCTCCTCACGCGTGACCGGAGCATCGTCGTCTGGCGCAGCACGGAGAACCGGCTCCGGCGCGTGCTTGGATACTGCGTCAGGCGCGACCGGCTTGGCCGTACGTCGATTGATGCCGTCCAGCGGCTTGGATGGCCGCCGAGGCGGCTTTGGCCTCACTCGCCGGATCGGAATGGCGCTGACTCCGGCAGATTTGATCGCCTCATCGAGAGTGAGGAACCAGCCAGACGCCAGACGCTGATCAAGCTGCGCGGCATTCGTCACCGCCATCGAATCGTATGTGTAGCGAGCGCGCGCAATGGCGCCCGGAGCGCGGAAGATGAAGCAGGGAAACCGGCTCATCGCTTGGATCTCTTTGCCGTCTTGGCCGCTGCCCTAATTGCAGCATTCGTCGGAGCGCCCTTGCTGCCGGGCTTCCGCATGCGCTCGGGCTTCTTGCCGGCAGCCTTCTGACGCTCGATGCGCTCGCGCTTCGCGTGGATGTTGGCGTACAGTCCGGCCTTCATTTCTTTGCCCTCTTGGGCGCCTTGCCAGGCTTGCCAGCGGCTTTTGCGGCGGTGCGCGCAACGGAAAGCGCGACAGCGACGGCCTGCTTCTTCGGCGTGCCCTTCTTCATCTCGCGGGAGATGGTCTTCGAGATCGACTTCTGGCTGTAGCCCTTGGTCAGCGGCATGATTTCCTCCTTGAAAAAAGGGGGAGCCGAAGCCCCCCCTCCAGTTTGCCGTGAATCACTGATTGAAGAGCAGGATTCCGGACATTTCCGGCTGCTTGTTCACGACACCGAACAGCGTGTCGAGACGATACTTAATCGTCATCGAGTCGATGTCGTAGAACTTCTGCATCACCACCTCGATGCCCTGATCGGTCGTGGCACGCATCACAGCGGCACCAGCGTCCGCCGGGACAGCGTAGCGACCAGGCAGAAGCTCAAGCGCATCACGCTGCCAGAACACGTTCACCGAGGCGGTGTTCGCGTTCAGGAAGGTGATCGCCGCCGCAGCCGCCGGAGTCACGATGCAGTTCTGGTACTGGAGTTCCGCATCGGAGCCACCCTGCGCCGAGATGATCGGCGGAGTGATGACCAGATCCGTACCGCCAGCAGGCACGCTCACCACGCGGAAGGTCTTGGGCTGACCGGTGCCCTGCTTCGTGATGTGGTGCACGGCCTCGACGCCATCGATGGTGAACGCGTCGCCCGCAACAATACCAGCCGTCGCATTGACGGTGATGGTCTGGAAGCGGTTGTCCACGTTCTGGGTCTCACCAGAGATGGCGGTCGACGTCGCGGCCGGAACGAAGAAGTTGTTCGCGGCCACCTGCGTGTCGATCGTGACGGGCGCGGCCGGAGCCGCGGCAGTCAGACGATTGGCATAGTCGAACTTGAACGTCTCGAAGCCGGCGACCATGCCGACGAACGAACGCTCGAAGGCGCTGTTCGACTTGTTGCCGTTGAACGAACGCGCAGCGGTGCCGGAAGCGCCGGTGGCGATGTTGCCAGCGACGCCGTTATAATCGCGGCTGGCGAGCGCCAGATAGCGATCATAATTGGCGACGCCCTGCTCGTTCATGATGGAATCGCACAGGGCGATGTCATCATAGGTACCGGCCGGAGCGCCAATGTCCACCACAAGCGAGCCGAGATTGGCGGCAGCGTTCATGATGGCCAGGTTGATGTCGGACGCGAGCTTCTGCTTCGCAGCATCGCCCAGTCGACCCTCCTGGAGAGCGTCGCGCAGATCAAGCGTGGTCATCGTCCACGGCACCGTGCGGCTGAAGCCGATGGTGGCGGGAACGGACAGCTGCGTCATGTCCTGATACGCGGGAATCGCCACGCCAGGAGTCGACGAGATCGACTGCGCGATGTACGGCATCGGCCGCCAGATGATGTCGTTCGTGCGAGCCATCATCGTCTGGTCGGTATTGTAGATGCCGACGTTACGCGACAGCACCAGTGCATCGTGGAAGCCTTCGAGAAGGTTCTCGAACGCCACCCGCTCTTCTTTGGAAAACGAATTAGCCATGACAGGCTCCTATTGAGGATCAGTTTCGAGATGCTGCCTGCTTCTGCCGTTTGTACTGGAGAACCTTTGTGTAGTTCCCAGTCTTTTCGGCTTCCGCACGCAGCCGTTCAAGGGTTGAATCGACCGCGCCAGAAACTCGTCCAGTCCCCTGGATCACTCGTTCCGGCTCGGGCGTTGCCCTGCGATTCGTCACTTTCAATTCTCTCTCCAGCTTCGCGACCGCAAAGGCAAACTTCACGGGGTCGGTGATATTTGCGAGATCCGCAGCCTTCTTCGGGTTTTTCCCGAGTGCGTAGATGACCAGTGCAGGATTGTCAGATCCTTGCAGGATGACGCCTTGCTGAGTGACGTTGAAGACCTCCTGAGCGATAGCCTCGGCATCTTCATAGTCTCGGACCCGCAGCTCGGCCTTGGCCTTGCTGTAGCCCTCCAGCTTGGCTTGCCAGGCCTGCTGCTGCGCTTGCTCGGCCTGTCGAACCTTCTCGGCCTCCAGATCGTGCTCGCGCTTGCGTTCATGCCAGGCATCCAGTGCTTGCTCGAACCTGTCTGCGTCGTAGTCGAAATCCTCAAGCTTCGGCTTAGAACCGAGCGCGACCGGCTTGGTCTCGGTCTGCGTGGTCTGTAGCCTCGCCTCAAGCTCTCGAATCCGGCGCTCCTTCTCACGGTTGCTCTTACGCAATTCCCGCACCCATTCGGGTGCGCGCTGCCTCTCGTCGGTGGGGGGCGCTTCCTCACCAATAGAGACGACAACCTCGTCGGACTCTTCCTCTGGCTTTTCAGCCTCGTCTTCGGTCGGCTGGTTGCTGGCGGCATCATTCTCGCCAGCATCATTCGCAACCTCCTTGGACTCGACTTCTGGCACCACGGATTCGTCGACTTCGCTCTCGTCTACAATAACTGCCCTTTTGTTCATCTTTGACCCCATCAACTCACCCATTGAAACGGCAGGGTGGTGGCCGTTGCTGATATTTTTACCGATAATCCGTCAAATTACAACGGGCGGTGCCTGCTGGCCCATAACGGCCTGCTGCTCGGCCTCCATAGCCGTCAGCGCCATGTTCTGTTCTTGCGCTCCGGTCTTTGCCAGCGTCTCCGCCGTCTTGGCGCGCGACAAGTTGGCGTCCGCCACGGTCTTGACCGTGTCGGCACGCGCCTTGGCCGCCTTCGCCATCGCCTCCTCGGCTGCAGCCTGCAGGAACACCTTGTTCGGATCTTCCTGCTGCCCCTGCAGCTCGACCATCATGTCTTCCTGCTCTTGCTGCGTGGGCTTGACCACGCCCATACGCACCAGCTGCTTGCGGAAGTATGTGCGAACGTCGCCGATGCCTTCGCCTTCCATATTCATCATGGCCATCGCCTGCAGCACCTGCTTGGTCTGCGGATCGTCGGTGATGGCCATCATGCCGGTCAGTGCTCGGACGGTGGCCGCGCGCTTGCTGGTACTGGAAGGTCCGACCTCGACGTTCACGTCGAACTTCGCCCGGCTCATGTCATTTTCCATGACGACCTCGCCAGACTCGCTGACGACGGGACGCATCAATTCGACCATGCCGATCTCATCGTTTGGTCCGATGGTCTTCATCTGGCGGCCCTCGTCGACATAGATGTCGCGCGCCATGCTGAGCCAGATTTCGCCGCAGCGCTGCATGCCCTTGGCGAAGTTGGACATGTAGATGAACGTCTGCATGTCCAGGCGGGTCTGGATCATCTCGATGGCCTTGCCCGAGATGTTGCTGACCATCTTGTCGGCCTGCTGCGATCCGCCGAGGATGTCCTGCATATCCTGCTCGGTCACCTGTAGCAGGGCGGCCATCGCGGGCGGGATCTGCGGGCTCTTCGTGTAGGCGACCGGCCCGCCGACTTGCTGGCTTCCGTCAGGACCGGTGATCGGGTTGATCAGCAGATACGGATAGTTGCGGATATTGTCGTCCGCCCACATGACCTGATGGCCAGTGACCTGCTCTGGCGTCAGGATCGGCTTCTCGACGCTGGACAGCGCGCTGATCTCGCCCAGCTTGCTGAGCTGCATGTTCTTCAGGCGCTGAGCGTCCTTGGCCAGACGCACCTGGCCCATGCATCGCTCGACGTTGTCGACGAACCAGCGCTTGCCGTAGACCGGAACGACTGGGATTTCCTTGCCTGCGATGTAGCCAGCATCCTCAAGGATGCGGCCACCCGACATGATGTACTTATGGACCCTGCGTCGCTTGATCTTTCGCTGGCGCACCTCGATGCTTCCGATCGCTGCCAGCGTTTCTTCGAGCGATGGGTCCGCCTCGAAGTCGGCCTGGCGATACCGCTCCTCGGTGCCGTCGATGGCCTGAAAGATGCGAACGGTCTCGGTAACGTCTTCGACCTTGTAGTACTCGGCGACGTAGACAACGTCCGGCGTGCACCAGTCGAACTCGTACTGATGAATGATCTTAGGCCAGTCTGTCGGATCGTCTCCCCACTCCTCCTTGTAACTCGCGCGCGTCATCGACGTGACGACGAACGCATATCGCGCGTCGGACTTGTCCTGGCGCTTGGCGTTGAGGTCGAAGAAGACAGAACTGTCCGCATCGAAGATCGGCTCGATCATGATGCGCTGGCGCTCGTTGTCTTCGTCCTCGTCGTCCTCGTAGACGTTACGCAGACGCCAGGCACCGAAGCCACCGCCCACCGCTTCCTCGAAGGCGTTGTCGTAGGCCTCGTCGGCCACGCTGTCCTTCTCGTCGGCCCGATAGAGTCCGTCGCACGTCTCGGCCAGCTTGTCGTCCTGTCCTGGCTTCGGCGTGAAGTCGACCGTGATGCGGTTGTTGCGGTACTCGTTGATGATGCGGATCACGCTCAGGTGGATCTTGTTCACCTCGAAGCGCGGCTTGTTTTCGTACACGTCCCACAGCGGCCCTTCCCACTGCGATCCGGCCAGGCTGTAAAAGCGCCTGTCCTGTAGGCACTGCAAGCGCTCGTCGCGCAGCGCCGTCTGGATGTCGTTGAATTGCCTCAACGCATCGGTGTGCAGATTGTTCAGGAACTGCTCTTTGGACATGCGCGCCATAATAAGCCCCTATTTTGAGCTATTTTCTACCATTTGTTCGTCGTCGGCAATGGCTTGAAGTTGAGCGCCTGAGAACTCGATGCGGCCCTGCGAACGCCCTCGCACGCATAGCGCAAGGCATCGATCACGTGATTCTTCGTGTCCTGTAGCACCGGAAGCACTCTGCCGGTGAGCGGATCGGTCTTGAACTTGTAGAACGTCAGCTCGTCGATCGTGTGCACGCATCGAGGATGAACCACGATGTTATAGGACTTCAGCCACTCGACGCCTTCCTCGACTGACTTCGGCCCTTTGACTGCCGGCATGATCTTCGGAAATCCATTCTTCCGCATGTGGCTGATCGTCTCCGGCCTCGAATTGTCCGCAACCATCGGCCACTTCTCTGCCTCAGGCACGGTCATGAAAAGATCAGGCGTGTTCACGATTTCGCAGCCGACCATATAGGCTTCGTGGTCGATGTAGAGCGTGCGGCCGACAATGTGGCATCGCACGAGAACTGTCGGGTCGGTGGCAAATCCCCAGTCCGCGCCGAGCCGATGGATGGCGTCTCTCGGAGCCTCGAACTCCTCGACGCGCCAATTGTGGAAAACGCGCGCATTACTGTGCTGGACGTAGCCGCCACGCCAGACATGTGCGTATTTGTCCGGGTCGCGCGCCTTGTCGTATTCCATCTCCGAGCGCAGGACGTCCGGGAACCATGGATTGTCCTCGAAGTTAACTTCGAGCACGCGAGAATCCGGTGGCGGATTCTGTCCGCGCAGCAATCTGTCGACCGGGTCGCTGGCTTGGGCCGGATTCCACGTGAACCACAACTCGGAGCCAGGTTTCCTGATTGTCGGCCGCAGAAGATCCAGGCTGCGCTGCGATAGGCTCTGCGCCTCCTCCACCCAGGCTCTATCGTAGCCTTCGAGGCTCTTGATCGATTCTGCCGTGTGGTTCCGCATACCTTGGAAAATAATCAGGCCGTCGCCGCGCTTCGACTTTATGACGGCCTCTTGGATCTCGAAGTACGCGCCAGCATTCATCTGCTCGATCTTTAGCTCGAGCAGGCGCTTGACCGACTGCGCCAGAGACTTCTGGATCTCTCGCACACAGACGCTGCGGCTGTCCTGATCGATGATGTGCGCCTCGATCAGCATCTCGGCAAAGGTGTGCGACTTGCCCGAGCCGCGGCCGCCAAATGCGCCCTTATAGCGCGCGCGATCTAGCAGCGGCAGCGCCCATTCCGGCGTGTCGATCCGAAGGGTACTCACCCCTTGATGACCACGCGCTCGATTCTCTCGTACTGCATCGGTCCGCCATCTGGTCCGGTGTTCTCGTGGCGCTGCGTTTCGGCCCAGCGCATTTGCGCCTTGGTCCACCAGATCATCGCGGTGGTGTCGCCATGCAGCACGGCCTTGTTGAACAGCGTCTTCGCGACCTGCGCGCTAGCCTTGGCTTTACCGACCGCGAGTTCGGTCTTGTAGTACTTGCGGAGCGTCTCGTCGCTGATGCCGATAAGCGCGGCGATCTGGTCATGCGGCAGGCCGAGGCCGGAGGCCTGTTCGACCTGCTTGCGACGCTCTTCCGTCGGCTTGTGCGCGGGCATGACCATGCGAATAACCTATGCGCTCCTGATGCGGTTGAAAAGACGGCGCAGGGCGTAGGACCGCGCCAGCGAGATCGCGGTGAACAACGCGCCGATCGCGAAGCTGTCGAGTTCCGGGTGGACCGCGAAGTCCCATCGGCTAATCTATGGTGAGACGGAAGGTCGGCTTGGCAGTGTTCCGGGTGGACCGCGAAGTCCCATCGGCTAATCTTCGACACCAACTAAGGCCCTGTCAGCAGGGCCTTTTTCTTTTGTACGCATCTACGAAAGCATCGTGCGGACACCTCAGAAAAGCACGAACTGCTCGGGATTCTTTCGCGTCCGTTCGCGTTTCCTTCCGTCCAGCCGCACGATGTTCTCGAACTGCCGGTCCGTGAAGGAGAGGATGTGAACGCGGCCGAACGTCGGCACCGCGCGCTCGATCTGGATCATGTAATTTTATTGCGCCAATTTTAGCCATGCGTCAAGCGCATAACGCCCCGCGTTCTTTGCAATGGTCATCCTGCACCGGCGGTGTATGTTCCTTTCATCGAAACCGGCGCCGAGGCGCCAAACCAGGGAGGCCCACATGGCCGACTTCCAGATCCTCTCCTCCGACTTCGCCGCCACCGAGGTGGTCGTTCGCTGCGCGAGCGAGGCCGCCAAGCAGCGCCTGGGCGGCGCGGTGTCGTTCACGGTTCGCAAGTCGGACTTGCCCGCGTGCTGCGCGAAGATCACGGGCGAGGGTTTTGAGTGGGGGCTCGCCTGACGCATAGCGGGGTTGCAGGAAACGCACTCCTCAACCCCGCCACCTTCCCGCACCATCCACGCATCAACCAACCCACGGAGACGACGATGATCCAGGTCACTTTCCACAATTCGCGCAACTGCCACTCGAAGGACGACATTTACCGCGCGCAGGAGGCCGCCGAGGCATACCTCGACGCGCGCGGCGTCAGCGCGCAGGAGGCCTACGAGGCCTTTCGCCGCGACATTGAGGAAACTGGCAATGTCGAAGGCGAGCTGGCCAAGATCTGGGCCGAAGCCGAGTACGCCGCGCAGGTCGCGGCGACGGAGAACTGGATCAGCCCCGACGACGTTTTCGTCGAGATCTCGGTCTGAACATGCGCGTCCACCCCCAGATGGGCCTCAATCGCCTCCGCCACGCCATGCGCGAGGCCAGCCTCCTCGACGCCGAGCAGCTGCGCGAAGTGCTCCTGCGCCGGGGCGTCGAGGACACCGACTTGATGACCGCCGAGGAGTGGCAGGACGCAGTCAGGACCGCCTACCGCCGCCTGCCGAGGCACCTCCGGCCCGAAACCGCCTAATCCTCCGGCTCCTGCACCGGCGCATGCCTTGCCCACTGGATGCGCCGTTCAATTTCAACGCGCTTCTCCGCAGTGCGAAACATGAGCGATCTTAGAGACCTACTGACTTCCAGAAGCTCATCAGCCGTCCAAATTGGGGTCGCGAGAAGTTTTGCGTGCCTTCTGGGCAAGGCATCCGCGACGGCTTGTTTTCGGGCCGCAATCGTCTTGAACATGCGGCTCCCAAGCCAAGAATTGCAATCGCCGCATGCTGGAACTGTCTTGCCCGCATCTGATCCCCCCTTCCTAGCATTGGGCGGGAGCTTTCCGGCGAATGCATACGGAACCACATGATCGAGAGTCGTGGCCCTGTCTCCGCAATAGGTGCAGAGCGTGTAGGGTCTTTCGGCCATTTCAGGCATCCTTCAAATCTTCCTAGGATCGCCCAGGAACAGAGTTGTAAAAAAAAAATCCGCGTATACCGCCCACCCCCCTTCCTCTGCTCCTAGACCCCTCCTAGCCCCAGCAAATGGCATCCTAGCCGTCTAAGGACCCTGCGGACTGCTCCCGCGAGGCATCCGAGGCGAACCGGGACCGGAACCGGGCCATCGTCGCCTCGAATTCGGCCTTCTGCGCGTCGGTCATGGTTGACCACTTCCCGACCGGCCTCGACCCCTCCGCCGGGAGCGCGATCGCCCGGCGCAGCTGGTGGCGCTGGGCCTTGGCCGCGGCGACCTCGGCCTCGAGGTGCTCGCAGACCTCGGCGTAGCTCGGGAACCACCGAAACTTGCGCGCGGCCGCGTCGAGGCTGGCGCGGCTGAACGCGCTGGCCGGATATTCCAGCATCGCCGCGTAGGCCCGCGCCTTGGCGTCGCCGTCGGCCTCGCCCGGCTTGGACGCGGTCAGCGTTCCCAGCGCCGAGATCCAGCGCAGCGCCAGCGCCTGCGGCGCGGGCTGCAGGGCGGCCTCGATCGCGGCCAAGGCGCGCTCAGCCTCGGCCTTCTGGGTCGAAGAAATCGCCAGCGGGGCTCCCGGCTGCTCGGTCTGCATCCTCCCGAGCAAGGCGCTCAGCGAGAACGATAAACCCGTTGCGGGACTGAGATCGAGATCCTGTGCCATTGCCCTGCTTCCTTTCGCTGCTGCGGCGCACCCAATTCCTCCAGGTCGCGCTCCAGTTGGTTTTGCGCCCGTCCGCGCCGGGCTTCGAGTGCCAGTAGTCCGCGAACGACGCCGCCTCGCGATCGACCGCCACGCCAAGGTTGGTTGCGAACGCTCTGTCGGCCTCGGTCGGCACCCAATCCGCCGGGAGGCGCGTTCCTCGGTCGGCGCGCTCTGCGCGCGTCCCCCCTGCACCCCCCTCCACGGACTTCTCCGTGCTAGTTCTTTCCGTAGGAAAGGGTGGTTGTGGTTGTGGTTGTGGTTGTGGTTGTATCAACGTTACGTTGGTCGTTACGTCGGACGTAACGTTGGTCGTTACGTTGCGCGCAGCCCTTGCCGCAGTCGCCGCCTCGGTGCGCTTGCGACGGGCCTCGTACATCGCAGCGGCCTCGGCCAGTTCATGCTCGATCCGGCTATGGTGCAGTGCACCATCTTCCTTCCGGAAGAACGCCAGCACGACCCCGGCGGCCTCGGACCACTCGCCGGGCGTCATGCGAGCCGTGCGGGCGAGCGCGCCATCGTCCAGGCGAAGCGGTCCACCCGCGCGCCAGTACGCCATGATGAGGTGCAAATATGCTCCGCTCTGCGCGGCGGTCAGGTGCGCCGTGTCAGCGAGGTAGTCCGCCACGTACAGCGGCATCCATGCTGTCGGTTTTCCGGCCATGATCGTCCTTTCACAGGTTGATCCGGCCGAGCGCGCGCGATAGGTTCGCGTTGCCATTGTGGCCGGACCAGTTGGGTGGTCCGCTGAGCCCCGGTCTGCTTCCAACAGGCCGGGGCTCGTCATTTGTAGCCCGCGTCGCGCCTCGAAGTCCAGTGGCGGGTCCGATCCATCAGGTAAACGACCCGGCCAGGGGCCTGTTGACGCGGCGCATGTCGCGCTGGATCGGTTTTTGGTTCCGCCGCCCGCCGCGACGGCAAGGGAGGGCCTGGCCTGTTCCTAGATCCCGAGGTCGAGCTGGACGCCCAGCCGGTCGGCGTAGAGCGTCACCGCCTGCAGCCGCTCCTGCTCGCGCGCCCGCTTGCGCTCGTCGCGCCGCAGCTGCACGACGCGCACCAGCGCCGCTGGGTCGTAGCCCGCCGACTTGATCTCGACCTTCA